TCTCGACCGGAAGAAACGCGACGTCTGAACTCTTGAGCGAGAGGAAGCCATGCGTCTCGCCGAGCTCGCAAGCGAGAACAAGAGGCTCCATGCCGGCTTTCTTCAACGACGCAATGCTTCTCGTCTTGCCGGCGCCTGCCGGACCGTACGAGAGCACTGTGCCGAAGGAGGCATTGAGCTGACCTGTTCTCTGAAGCTTCGGAAGGGTCATCTTCTACCGAAGCTTCACATGCCCGCTCGTGGCGACGCGGGCGGAGAGATCGGCTCGAAGCGTCGTCTCGTACGCACGAGTCGCTGCTGCGATCTTCTTGTCCACGACGGCTTGGGCAGCGTAGACCTCGAGCCGTGCGGCTTGCTCTTGGTCCAAGGAGAACTTGATCGGATCGACCGGCGCTGCTGCCGCCCTCGACGACGACTTCATCGGCACGACTCGGCTTCTCACGGCGTTGCTGTTCTTCACGTCCTTGCTCCTTGCGAGGCGGTGAGCGTGGCGCACGCCACCCTGCTCGCAGTTGCGGGGTTTGAGAGAGACGAAGTAGCCGGAAACCCCAACCGAGTACTTCGTAGTTTGAGCTCGTGTCACGCCTGCTGCTCCGCTCGCCACTTCTCATCGAGCTCCTCTTGAGCAGCAGTGATGTAGTCCGGATCTTTCTCGACGTACAGCTGACGCCGCGCCGGCGTGTCCTTCAGACAGAGATCCCGCATGGGACACGTGCCGTAGCGGAAGCAGTGCTCCGGGTTCTTGGGAAAGACAACCTTCCAGTCCTCGCCGGCATCCACGCGGTCGTGAGCGGAGCGAATGCGTCGGCCGTATTCGACGAACTCTTTCTCGAACTCCTCGAGCTCCTCGTCGCTGCGCGTGAACTGCTCTCTCGCGTACTGCGGAACTTTCGTCTTCACCAGGAGGTCGATGATTGCTCCTTGGATTCTGATCGGCTCGCCTCCTGCGGCTTCGCTCTCGGCCGAGAGGTACTTGCTGAGACCGTAGATGTACGAGGTGAGCTGGACGTCCATTTCGTACTTCATCAAGTCTCGAGGATCCATCTTGCCGGCTGTCTTGTAGTCGACGAGCCAGAGGCTTCCTTGTGAGCTGCTGAGGTTGTCCGCACGGCCGCGAAGCCAGACGCCGGTCTTGATTCCGACTTCAACCGTAAACTCGATCTCCTGATTCAGCGGCGCCCACAGGCCTCGAACGTCTGCTCCCCAGTGCTCGACGTAGCCGCGGAGCAAGTCTTCCGCGATCACTGAGGCCTGGTTGAGGTGCATGTCTTGAAACGTAGTCGAGGGTCCGGAGCGTTCGGTGATGACTGCCTTCGTGATGTTGACCGCCGCTTCGATATCTCCTCCCTGCTCGGCGTCGTGGAAGAGCGCGAGTCCGGCATGTACTGCATGGCCGATCTCCGGCGCAGCCCGTCTCATCGGACTCTCGATTCTCTCGACTCTCTCCCAACCATACAGCCGATTGCAGTTCAACCACGTCTTCAGCGAAGACTGATTGAGCACGATTGGTCTAGTAGACATCCTGGTCTCTCCTGTCGAGCTCCTCTTGGACGATCTTGATAACGTGCCTCGAGAAGTCTTGGCGGAGCATCCAGTCCAAGAAGCCTCGTTCCACCGTGCGAATGTCTCGGCCGTTGTTCTTGCTGAAGGTGAAGATGTAGCGATCCCCGCGGAGCATGAACTTGCCCTCGGGATCCGCGAAGCCGGCAGGAATCTGCTCGAAGCACGCAGCGTGGATCTCGTCGACTGTCTGCGGAAGGCTCTCGCTGCCAGGAAGCTTCTCCAGCCCAATCAACAGCTGCTGCTCGAGAACTGCCAGCGTCGTCTCGACGTCGGCAAGCGCGCGATGAGACTCTTCTGCTTCAGAATTGAGGTAGTGCTGAGCTGCCGCCGTCAGCGTTCGAGGTGACTGCATCTGGAAGATTCTGTAGACATCCACGTACTTCGTCTCGTCGGTGAAGATCGAGCTCGAGTCCAGCTTCGCTCGCTCAAACTCTGCTTTCAGCAGCGGCACGTCGAACTTCCGAACGTTGAAGCCAGCGATGTCGCAGCCAACAAAACCCTTCGCCAACTCCTTCGCGAGCTCCGCGAACTTCGGAGCAGCTGCTACGTCTGCGTCCTTGATCCCGTGGATTGCTGTGGCTTCGGCTGGAATCGGAATGCCAGGATTGACAAGCTGAGAGTATGACTTCGACCCTCCGCCCGGATACAGCTTCACGAGTCCGATCTCCACAATTCTGTCGAGCTTCGGCATTGGCCCTGTGCTCTCAAGATCGAAGCACACCAGCGGACGACTGAGCTCAAGCTTCATCAATCTTCTCCTTGCTCCATTCCGGCCGTCGAGCGATGTAGACTCCTCGCTGCCGCCGGCGCTTCAGTGCTCGCAGCGCTGCTCTCACGAGAACGACGATCGTCAAGGGCGATGAGAAAATCACCGCCAGCGGCAGCCAAATGCTCACAGGGTTGGTCCTCGGGAAAGTGGGAGAAGCGCCTGGCGCGAGCCACTCCTCCCACGAAGTCTTTAGTTGCCTTCGACTCCAGACTCGGCTTCGCTGGCCTCCATCGTCGGCTGCGGCTCGTACGCCGTGGGATCGTCAACTCCGGCCTCTCGGAACGCCTCTCGCCGCTCGTAGCACGTGCCACACCGACCGCAGTGAATCTCTTCGCCGCGGTAGCAGGAGTACGTCGCCTCGAACGGCACGCCGAGCTTCGCACCGAGCCGAACGATGTCCGTCTTCGTCTGATATGCGAACAGCGCGCGCAGCTCGACATCCGTGGCGAGGTAGAGCGCCTGGCGCGCGGCGTCGATGAAGTCCGGTCGGCAATCCGGATAGATGGGATGATCTCCGGCGTGAGCCGCGTAGGCGACTTGCCGCGCGCCGATCGCTTGAGCATACGCTCCGGCGATGGAGATGAGCAGCATGTTCCTATTCGGCACGACGGTCAGCGCCATGCTGGGATCGGCGTAGTGGCCCTCGGGAACATCGACGTTCTGTCCGACTTGCGAGCTCCTCGCCTGCTCGAACACCGGAGCGAGCGCGGAGTCTGCGTTGACGACGACGAGCGGGCACTCGGCCGCTTCCGCGATCTGCTCGGCCGCCGCCAGCTCGACGTTGTGCCGCTGGCCGTAGTTCACGGCGAGAGGAAAACACTCGATCCGATCTGCCTTGAGCTTGTACAGCAGGACCGTTGAATCCAGTCCGCCAGAAAGTAGAACAACTGCCTTCATGCTAAGACTCCTTGCTTCGTTGTGAGGAGAAAAGAAAAGGGAGAGCGTAAACGACCGCTCTCCCAAGAGGGAACGACGGCGGCGAAGCCGCTGCCGCTTAGATCGTGATGCCGAGCTCGGCGGCGCGGGCGAGGATCATCTTCTGCGCTTCCCGCTTCGCCTTGTTCCGCTCGCTCATGCGCTCCTTGACTTCCGGCTTGGAGCGGTAGGCCTTCATCTTCTCCTTCACCTCCGGCCGCGCGTTGCGCTCGCGCTGACGGATCTTCTGCGCTTCCTTCTGCTCCGGCGTCAGATTGTGCTTCTTGCCGGCGTGATACTCGCGCTGGCGTTCGCGCTGAGCCTTGAGCTTCGCGAGCTGCTCGCGGACTTCGTCGGCGGACATCGTCGCAACCGACTCGCGAATCTTGTCCAGGATCGGCTTCGAGGCCTGTGACTGCGTCGCGGCGGGAGCGGCCGAAGCCGCGGGAGTCTTCGCCGGCGCGGGCGCGGCGGCGGGCTTGTTCTGCGTGCTCTTGTTCGGGAGTGGCGGCATCTTGATCTCTTCCTTTCGTTTCAACGTCGTTCGTGCGGCGACTTGAGAACATCATATTGAATCGCGCTCAGTTGAGGCAACGGACGTCCTGCCGAATTTTAGGACGTCCGGGATTCTGCGGTCGCCGTTGTCGTGACGTGCTTGGTCCTCGCTGCGATGTCCACGTTCTCGAGAGTCTCGTTCTGCCGATTGCCGTCTCGCCAGAAGGGAAAAAGATCGAGCTCGCTCCAGTCGTCAGGAGCAACGCCGAACTTCTTCCATGCGAGCCAGGCTAAAACCGTACAGCAGCTGCCGTCCGCGAAGACGGCTAGGCGGGATTCTGTGAAGACGCTCCGACCCCTACGCACCGGCTCGATGAAACGCACTGGAGTTGCTGCGAGATCGCGGAGCATTCGAGGCAGGGATTGTAGTTCATTTCAAAGCGTCTGAGCAAGGGACGTCCGACGTTCAACGTCCTACTGACAGGACGTCTGGACGTCCAGTGATTTAGGACGTCCTGCGGCTACGCTGCTCCGCGGCTTCACTCAGCCTTTTTCTGATTCCACGGATGGCACAAGCAGCGACACACGGCGAACCAGCCGTAGCGCACTCCGGGCCTCGCGGCTTCGCTGCTGCACCGTTCATGCTGAGCAGCTCGGTAGCGTAGCGCCTCGCCGACCTCGTTCGGCTCGCTGCACTCGACCGATTTGTACGGTGTTCGCTTCGGCTTCGCCATCGAAGACACCTCCAGACCCATCATCTCAGCTCGCGAGGACTTCGTCAAGCTCCTCCTCGACAAGCGAGACGTCGGCAGCATCAACGAGCCGCGGCGCAGCCTCGCCCTCGAGCTGGACGAGAAGACGAAGACCCTCCGCCAGCGAGACGCTCAGCATGAGCACTCGACCGACACGGCCAAGCCGACCGAAGCGAACGACCGAACCTTCACGAAGCACAACGAACCTCCTGAGTCAAGAATCTCAGCTCGTCGAGGCTGAAAGCAACCCAACGTCCGGGAGCACGGCGCTTCGCGCTTAGATTACTTTCTCGAGCAGCTAAGTCTTCTCGCGGCGTCTTAGTCGACTACTCTGCTCAACATTCTCACCGGCGGCGCTGACGTTGACATCGGCCGGCTTACCGTCGGTAAGCTGTCAGCGCAGCCGCCGGCGCTAGGATGCCCTACAAGGCGTTGACACCGCTGCCGACGATGGATCACACGGCGAGCCTCGAGATCGTCGCTCCTGAGCGAAGTCGGTGCTGAACTCGGAGTTCATCTTCGGCATCATCATTATATACGCGCCGCCGCGCTTCGTAGCCGGTGGCACTTACTTACCGTTGCCACTCCGCCGCTGCGCTCGGCGTAACTCCTTACTCGCTCAACTCCTTGCGCCACGGCGCAGCTGTCGCTTCGCAGGATCGCTCAGGAGCCGGTGACACTCGTGCCGACGCGCAATCACACGCCGAAGGCGACGATTGGCGATCCTGGGGCAACGTCGAGCGCCGCTCGTAACTTGTTGATTCTAAAGGAGTTACGGACTTTTACTAAGTCTCTCCAAGACGTTGATTCTAAACGACTTACGCGGCTACGCCGCTGCCGAAGGCGCATCATCATTGTATACGCGGTCGCCGAACTTCTTCCGCTGAGACTTAGACGAAGTGCTTCTAAGTCGTTGATTCTACATAGGTTATAACTTTCTCTAAATACTTTGTAACCTATTGATTCTAAAAGACTTCCGAGGACGACTTTTCTCTAGAAAAGTTGACGTCCGACGTGCCACGGCCTATTATTGTGTTCGTAGGGCAGGGACAACAAGGACGGCGCAGACGGCAGGCAACGCAGCCACCGAGTCAAGCGCCAACAGGATCGGGACGAGATGGAAGCGCCACAAGGCGGCTCGAGTCCCCCGAGACCGAAGCAGCGACGACACGGGGTGGACGTGTCAGTCGCGAGTCGTGCGGGCCTAAGCCGCGCGGCGAAGAACATCGGTGCAAGATTCAAGGCGCGGCTGGTTAGCGAGGCTTGAGATACAAAACCTCAGGCATGCCTCGCGGCGTGCGCGAACGAATTGCTTCCGAGCGGTGCAGGATCCCGCGAAACAACAACACGACTCGGCGCAAACGGCCGAGCGTTTGAGACGGGAAAATCTCCAACAACCCCAAGACGTGCGGACGCTACGAGGGCCGTTTGCCCTCGTCGCTTCCGTTCGGCGTTCGACTAGCGATTCTAACGCGCTGAATTACTTCGTTCACGGTACAGTAAGCGCGAGGCTAAGGATTGCGACATCGAACGCCGAACGGAAGTGCGAACTACCGCACTCCATTTCAAGGAGACTCAAATGACGAAGTCTACGAAGAAGAACACGCTGCGCGGTGACAAGGCTCAGTTCAAGGCCGTCTCAATGTTCCTCGCCGGCAAGTCGGTTCGCGCGATCGCCGAGCACTTCGGCGTCTCGTACGAATGGACGCGCCGGGTCGTAACGGGCATCCGCTACTCCTACTAGATTCGCTGCCTGCTAGAATCGACGCTTCGGCGTCGGTTCACTGGAGGCCACGAATGCGAGTAATTAACAACTCAGCAACGTCGATTCAAGTCCGGGATCTCATCCCGGGCGACCACGTTTTCATCGACGGAAACGCGGTCGTTGTCACGCTGAACCGGAAGTCGAAGTACGTCGGCTTTCGTCGAGTGCAGTATAGCAACGATGGTTCAATCGGCGTTGCCACGCAGGAGAAGCAATTGCGGTGCAACGACGAACTCCAGACATCGGTGCAACCGATCAATCCGAGCTGAACGCCTACGGTAGGCAGCAGCGATGCTGCCCTCCGCGGACGGTCACGGACCGCCGACTCGAGCGACTACGCTCGAGGTTTTGAGGAGATAAACCCATGGCCATCAAGAACACGACGTCCACGCAGTCCGAGGCGAAGTTCAAGTTCACCGAGGAGGAGTTGCGTGAGGGCATGAAGAAGTTGCAAGCCCAGCGTGACGCGAGTCGCGCGCGTCGTAACACCCCGGAGTTCAAGGCGGCGCAGGCCGCCCGCAACTCCCAGCGTCGTGAGCGCCAGAACGCGCTCAAGGCCGCGGCTGCGAAGCTCGGCCTGACGCTCAAGTAGTACCTCGTCGCCTACTAGAAGGCACGGCAGCGGATCGCCGTGCCTTCCGTGGAGGTTGCGAATGCTAGATGATAAGTTCAATCCCCGTTTCCTCTTCGCTCTTCAACTCGCCCGACTCGCCTCCAAGGCGATCAAGGCGGCGGCAGACGAGGATCTCGAGATCAAGCCGAGCGCCGGCATCGGTTTCGAGTTTTGGCGTGACAACGACGAGTCGGCGCAAGTGTTGAACGGCCTCCGCGGCTTCGAGCGGAAGCGCGTGCGGCAACACTTCATCGAAGTCTGGAATCGCTGAGTCGTCGCCTGCTGGCGCCCTCGCTCACCCCGAGGGCGTTGTGGAGGTTGCGAAATGACGAAACGAATTGAAGTCTCCCCACTCACCGAGGACACGACCTACCGCGGCAGCGAGATCCGCCTTTGGCGGAAGACTTACAACGTTGCCGACGACACGGAGTTGCAGACGGAAGTCTTCTGTCTCTTCTCGAACACTCGGAAGCGCTGGACCGTGGCCGAGGTCATCTCATCTTGTTGGACGCTGTAGCCTGCTAAAGACCGCGCGCGGCGAATGCCGCGGTCTTCGTGGAGGTTGCAATGGAAGACAGACAAGGAGCCGTCCCCGGAATCACCGTGAGCGAAGGCGGCGGAATCATGGTCGAAGGCGCCGAAGCAATCGACTACTTCCGCCTTTGCACCCTCGTCTCCGCGCTCGGACTCGAGGTTCAAGGATTGCGTTCGCGCCGCTACAGCGCCTACGCTATCGCCAAGCGCGAGTACGGACTCAAGGGATCGAAGCCGAGGGTCCTCGAGCAGCTCACGCTGATCCGAGATCGGATTCGAGACGAGATGAACAACAGGAAGAACGTCAACTAATCGTCGCCTGCTACAGCGCTCGCTAACACCGAGCGCTGCGTGGAGGTTGCGAAGATGCCCTGTGAAGATTACCCTTGTTGCGGACACACGTCCGGCGATCCCTGTCCGAAGCGAGACGCGAAAGGCCGGATCATCATGACTTGCTGCGAATGCGGCGCGCGCTTGCCACGCGGAGCGCGGTCGTCGATCTGCGAAGGCTGCCAGCGACGCATGCTGAACAGCGAAGACATGCCGGACTACGAGTCCTACTGATCGTCGCCTGCTAGCGGCTACGCTTCGGCGCAGCCGCCGTGGAGGTTGCGAACTACCGCACCACCAAGGAGGAGAACATGCGCGTTGCTTGCGCTTGGTGCCGTCGGATCAGATTCAACGGCAGCTTCGTCGCTGTGATGGAAGACTTGTACGAGGAGATCAAGGCGGTCTTCGGACTGTCGCACACGATCTGCCCCGACTGTCGAGCTGCTCAGTTCAAAGCATACAACCGTACCGCGTAGCCGTCTGCTAGAAGCGAAGGATCGGCGCAGCGTTACCGCGCGCCTTCGCTTCCGTGGAGCCTACTACGTGCTCCGTTGGAGGACAGAATGCAAGAAGTTACCCCGCAACAAGTCACGGCAGCGATTGAAATGGCCAAGGCCTTTGCAGCCGCAATCCGTGAGCTCGGCTCGGTGCCGTCAGGACACTTGTACGCTCGCGTACAGGATCGGGTTAGCCTCGCGTCGTATGAAGCAATCATCGACACCCTGATCCGAGCCAAGGTCGTTCGCCGCGACGGTTCGCATCTGCTGACGTGGATCGGGAGGAGGTAGCAATGCTGACCTGCTCCACGAACGTTCTCGCCGTTCACTCGGACGGCACGGCGACTGTCGTCAAGACGGTCGACTGGGCCGACGGCATCCGACGCGCTCAGCTTTGGCTGACGCTCCCCGGCACGCCGATCGTCCGAGTCTTCATCTCGACGCCAGACGGCGACGGAGCGCCGTCGCTCGAGGAGTACACGCCAGACCAGCTGAGACGAGTCGCTGCGTAGCGGTTGCTGCTAAAGCACACGGGCCCGGTGAGCCGTGTGCTTCGTGGAGCAACTACGCTCCGAAGGGAAGGGTTGAATGAAGAAGTTTCTCTACATCCACAGGCCCGGCGCCAGCGTCAAGCCTTGCATTCTCGATCTCTCTCCCGAGGATCAGGCCTACCTCACTGGCGTAAAGACGCAGGACCTCGAGGAGCTGGCGACGATGTTCGGACCGCTAGTTGCTCGACTTCTCAAGGCGGCTGCGCTCGCTCTCGATGAGCTGCCGAAGGCGGGCCTGTGACTCACTATACAAAAGACTATTCCAACCTCTCCGACGAGGAGAAGCGGACGGAGGCGCTCGCGGACATCCGCGAGTACCTCGGCTCGGCTCAGTTCAACAAGATCACTCGCAGCATGCGCTCTCAGCCCAAGCCGACGCCGCACCTCTGGCGCTTCATCGCGAGCTTCGCCGGAGTGCAAGGCTACCCAGCAGAAGTTTGGTACGAGCACATCTGGCCGTCCTAGTCGGCTACAAGTGAGGGCACGAGCTCGGCTCGTCGTGCCCTCCCTGGAGCTTACTACTGCTCCAAAGGAGATTTCCGATGATCGTCAAGTTCACCATGAACAAGCCGGAGCCGAAGAAGAATTCCACGCGCTTCAACTTCGAGGCTGTGGAATCCATACTCGACCAAGAAGGGAAGGAATACCCCGAGGCTCCGTTCGACACCTCTCGCTTCGACCCCAGCTTCTACGTGCCGCTGCCGCTGGCACGCAGCGCGAAGCGAATCCGCGTCACCATCGAGGAGCTGTGAGAGTCGAGCTCGAGTCGTCAACAGCATCCGAGGCTCGTCGCGAGGCGCTGCAGAAGTATCCTCAAGGCGGGCAGCTCACAGGCTACGCCGAAGGCGTTGCGGTCTACATCTCGACCGTCCGCCCTCGCGGCGATAAGTCGCACGTAGCAACGGCAGTCCGGAATCGTTCGCCGCGAGCTACGAGTTTTCTCTTCGTGCCGAATCCGAATCCGCAGGCGTAGACGAGACGAGACGTCGAGGCGGCGAGCTCAGCTCGGTCGCCGCCTCACTTCGCGAAGCGCAGCTTAGAATCCATACCTTAGCGAGAAAGTCATCTAAGAAGAAGGAGGACCACGGATGCCGCCGCTGCCGAAGTCGATTCCAGTTCAGCAGACGTTCTGCTCCTGCGGGCACTGGATCGGAATTCACAAGTACAACTACGAGCTCGAAGAATTCGACGGCTGTCAGCTGTGCATCAGCTGTCCGTCTGTAGAAACCTTCGCCGTCGTCAAGCGAAGCCTCGGCAGCGCCGAGTGTCAGTGGTGCGGCGTAGCCGAAGCCGCACACGACGGGCTAGATCACAAATGGAGAAAACCCTATGAAGTTCTTAGCAGCATTCGTAGTCAGCTTCAGCAGACGTGAAGACGGCTCGCCGCGGAATGTTCTCATCGCAGCGAAGAGCATTCGAGCCGTGCGTGAGCTCTTCGACGCGCTGCCGATTGCCGCGGGCGCTGTCAACGTCGAAATTCGAGCCGCGGAGAATGGCGAGTACGCCTGGGATTGACCGTGCTTCACTCCATCCTCTGCCGTCAATGCCGCAAGCCTTACGAAGCCTGCCGGTTGTCGCCGTGCGTCTTCGGCTTCGACCACGCCTTCGGTCGGTGCTCAGACTGTATGCTGCGCGAAGCGCTGACCGACGCACAGAAGCACTTCTCAAAACGCCGCTGGCAAGACGAGATGCTCTACAACTGCATCCCGGACGACAACGACTGGCTCGTGCCACAGCACATCTGCTGCGAGAAGCACAGAGCACAGCTCGAAGCTTACTCATTAGAAGGAGGACTCGAGGAATGAAGAAGAGAAAGAAAGCTGACGACCGACCGTGCGCGATTCCAGGCTGCGAGGAGAACGCGAAGACTGCAGGTTTCTGCGCTGCCTGCTACAGCGCGTGGTATCGACTCCGCGATCTCAGCATGCCCGAGATCGGCCGCTACCTCTGGCAGAAGCGCCGACTGATTGCTCGCGTGCCGATCCTCTCACGACGCCGGAGTACGAGAGGAAGCAAAGCGCGAAGCGCTGCGTAGCCTACAAGGACGAGCGAGCCTGGAAACTCACCTCACTCCCGTGTAACGGCACCGCCGCTCGCTCGTCTCATGGAGGCTGCGCATCTACTCGCCTCTCAAAGGAGACCAACATTGGCCGAAAACAAAGTCGAATTCCCTTACTCTGACTTCGATGCAGGCCTCGCCGATGACTTCGTCAAGATCGGAGGTCGAGCGGAAGCCTTCCGCTACATGGCGAAGGGCTTCAAGGAAATCCGGTGGCGTCGCCGGACCGAACGCTCGAGAGTCATTCGCGAGCTTGCAGCGGACGCTGAGCTGAGGAAGTCGGTCTTCGAGACAGTCAAGAGCAACAAGGCAGCTGCTGCGGAGGCGAAGCCGTCACCAAAGGACGGGAGGCCTCCGAATGAGAAGTAAGAGAGAAGTGCTAAAGCTTCTCCGAACCTTCGGCAAGGAGAGGCCGCTGCCTCGCAACCCCGATGCTCTGCCGCTTAGCGAAGTCGTCGAGGCAAGACCGAGCGACGATCCGCTATTCCATAAACCAACTCAGTTTAGTCTTTCCGGAGTGCCGAAGAAGCGCTCGGCGAAGCCGGAAGTGGAGGAGTGATGAGACGAACAACTGTCCTCGTGGACGTTCTCCCCGGCGCTCTGACAAGCAGGAGCATTCTTCGCGTAGCGAAGGCGCTGAGGCGCTATGCTCCAGCAGACGTCGAGCTCGTCGAGCCGGAGACGCTAGACCCTGACCTCCACGTCCTGCACGTCATTGGCAGCGACGTGTTAACGCGGCCAGAGCTGACTCGCAGCAGCCGCTACGCCGTGATCCAGTATTGCTTCAAGACCGCAGGAGGCGAGCTCGAGGCTTGGCAGAAGCTGTGGAGCGGAGCGCAGCTGACGTGGAGCTACTACAACCTCCCGATTCTCTCCGGACGCTTCATGTACTCCCCGCTCGGCGTGGACGAGAACTTCTACGAAATTCCCTCGCAGCAACCGGGGCTTCGCCGGATCGGAGTCGTCACTTCCGGCTTCGTCTCCGGTCCTCCGGCAGAAGCGATTGAAGAAGTCGCAGACGCTGCGCTTCGCGCTAACTGCTCTGTCTTCCATCTCGGTCCTCGAGGAATCGAGAACATGACCCCGCGACTCGAGGAGTCATGGTCGAATGCCATGAACATCTCCGACACCGAGCTGTGCTTCAAGTACAACCTCGCCCGCTACGTCTCCGGCCTCCGCTACATCGAAGGCTTCGAGATGCCAGTCGTCGAAGGCTTCGCTTGCGGTGCAGCTCCTATTGTCTTCTCCCGCGAGGAGACGAGAGCGTGGTTTGCTCCGCCACTCGCGACTCATGTTCCGGAGTGCAGCGGCGAGGAGCTCGTTGAGCGACTCGTTGAGATTCTTCGGACGCCTCCAGCGAAGCTCGCTGATGCTGAGCGAGAACGACTGCTCGCGGAGTTCAACTGGCAAGTGATCGCCGAGCGCTTCTGGAAGGCGGTGCTCTGATGGTACTCGTACAAGGCGGAAAGCTCGGATTGATAAACGACAGCCGCTTCATCTCGCCGATGCTGTGCGGTCTGTATCGTCCGGAGAAGAACGACATCGTTCCGGGCGAGTGGATCGCGGAAGAGAAGTTCGACGGCCACAGACTCATCGTGCTGAAGGAAGGCGCCGAAATCCAAAGCTGGAGTCGCTACGGCGAGCCGCGAGGTCTGCCGGCGCATCTCTGGGCTCAGATCGACGCTTGGCCAGACGGAGTCTACGATGGCGAGCTCCTGGTGCCAGGCGGCACCTCGAGCGATGTGAAGGCGACAGTCAGCGAGCGCGAGCTTCGACTCGTCATCTTCGACGTGCTCAAGCTCGGCAGGAACGACTGCACAAACGGAATGCCGTACTCGGAACGACGAAAGCTCCTCGACTTCATCGTTGACTCCGAGTTGCCGATGCAATCGTCCGAGACGTTCGAGCTCAACTCCGCAGACGACGTCGATCTGCTGACCGTCTCAGTCTGGAACCGAGGCGGCGAAGGACTGATTCTCAAGCGCAAGGCGAGCAGCTACAAGCCCGCGAAGCGCAGCAAAGACTGGCTGAAGATCAAGAAACTCCACACCGCCGTCGTGACGCTCGTTGGCTACCAGCTCGGCCTGCTCGGACCTCAAGCTGTCGTCGTCGTTCGTGACAGCGAAGGCTTCCAGACGACCGTGAAGACTCTCAACAACGCCGAACGCGCGAAGCTCGAGGCGGAGCCGAACAAGTTCATCGGCAAGAAGCTGGTGATCGAGTATCAAGAACGAACAGCAGATGGCAGCTATCGCCACCCTCGCTGGGATCGCTGGGCGGAAGACAATGAATAAACACTACCTCGGCGACGGCGTCTACCTCGAGCTCGAGGAGAGCGGGATGATAATCCTCACCACTGAGAACGGCATCGAAGCAACGAACACCATCTACCTCGAGCCCGAAGTCTACCACGCCATGACGATGCTAGTCGACGGGCTCCGAGGAATCAAGAAATCTCGATAGCAAGAAAGGATTTAGTAATGAGGACCAAGCGTATCGAACCCAAGCGACGCAGCGTCAAGCCGAAGACTCCAGCTCGCACCAGCATCACCCTCGAGTTCTCAACGGAGAAGCTGAACGCCATCCGAGAACGCGCCGAGTCCGAAGGCCTGACCGTGAAAGCCTTCATGCTCGAGGGAATCCAGATCCGCTTTGAGTATAAGAAAGTCTCCAAGCTGATCGAGATCGACAGCTCGGACCGCTTCCCTTTCGGCAAGTACAAAGACGTCAAACTCCGAGACGTGCCGTCTGCCTACTTGCTCTGGGCCATTGCCGAGAACGTCAGCGTGAACGAAGACTTCCGCGAACGCATTCGCCAGGAGCTCGCAACGCGCCGAACAGCGCAGGAGGCGAAGGGAGCATGAGCAGCAGCGACAAACCCATGCGCATCTACTGCAAGACCCTCGGTGGTCACGTTCACTGCCGCTTCTTCACGACCGGCAGCATGTGCGGCGAGCTCGTCTTCACCATCGAGGAATGGCCGAGGGTTCAGAAGTTCTTCCAGACCCAGTTCGTCGAGCTCATCAACGAGACGCCGACTGCTCTCTCCGCCGAACACCAGGACACAGTACACCGCAATGGCAGCGAATGTCTCGACGGCTGCGACAAGCCGCCAGCAACTCGGATGCTCATCACCTGTACAGAGTGCAAGCGAATCTCCAACGTCGTCTGGCTTATCAAGTCCGGCAGTCAGCATTGCTTCTTCTGCCTGCCGGCGCATATGCAAGACGGACTTCGTCACGACGCGCTTCGCTCCGACTCCTTCGGTGAAAGCACTCGCCGCGCGCTTGCGCTGGCCGGAGCCTAGCTCAATGCTTGCAGTGTACAAGTACGAAGTTCCACTCTATCCAACGCTTCAGATTCCGAACGTCCCCTCGGGAGCGAGGTTTCTCTCCATCATTCCGCAGGGAGAGAAGCTCGTCGCCTACTTCCTCGTTGACCCGCCAACCCACCTTCGACCGGTCGTCTGCTTCTCGATCATGACGGGTCAGTACATCGACGCTCCCTCGATTCCGCTCTTTACTCAAGGGCTGAAGTTCGCCGGAACGTTTGCATTCCAGAACGCTACCTTCATCCTCCACACGTTCGTCCAGGAAGAAGCGTAGCGGTTGCCGTCTGCCTCGCTCTCGTCGACTCGCTAGCTCGGCCAGAGCGAGGCGCTCTTCGTCCTTTCCACCAGCGGCAGCGAAGCTGCTGGTTTCTGTGAAGGAGTTCTCGTGCCCTCAAAACCTCAAGGGTCGCCGTCGTCGACCGAAGCCGTGACGACGTTGCAAGACGACGTCTTCGCTCGGCCGTACTTCCAAGCTCAAACCATTGCCGTCATCAAGCCAGACGCAGTCGCGCGCAAGTTGCTCGGAACGATTCTCGACAAGATCGAAGACGAACGTTTCGACATTCTCCGAGCTCACATGGTGCAGACAGCCGAGCGCGAACTCTGGGAGTCGTTCTACAGCCGACAGCATGGCGATAAGGAATACTTCCCCTCGCTCGTGGAGTTCATGGCCTCCGGACCCTCCCTCGTGCTTCTGCTTCGCCGCCCGGATGCAATCAGCACCTGGCGCCGGCTCATGGGGCCGTTCAAGAATCCGCGGGAGCCGCACACGATCCGCGGTGAGTACATGCTCGACGGCGCTCCGCCGATGAAGAACCTCGTCCACGGCTCAGACGGTCCGGAGTCGTTCCTCTGGGAGTTTCAATGTCTCGAGCACATCTTCTGATGCTACCAAAGATGCCGCCGCCACGTCCGGCAGAGCCCGAAGCCGAAGGCTTCTACTGGATTCGTAGCAACGATGGCGATCCGATGCAATGGCGGATCGTCGAGAAAGAACAGCTGCACCACCCTCAACATCGGCACTGGCAGTCGCTCGGAAGCGATGAGTGTCATCACTGGGATGACTTCGAGGTTCTAGAAGTCGTCGGTCCGATCAAGCCGCCGAGTTGAGCATTCTGAACTCCGGCCTCCGGCCTCCTGCCCTCGAGAAACTCAGTGACAGCAAAACTAGCAAAGCGTAAAATTGTAGTTGACGTACAAGCAGACCTAACAAGGAGGTCTTAGATGAAGTACAAGTTGTTAGTCGCAGCAGTCGTAGTCGTCGCAGCCCTCAGCTTCGCCTGTGGCGGAGGCAACGGTGGCGGAAACTCAATCACTGGCCCGGGCGGCAGCGGCAACGGTGTAGGCGCAACAGACAACCCGACACCGACACCGACACCGACCGAAACCCCGACGCCTACGGCCGTGCCGACAGGCGAGCCGACAGCAACACCGACCGAGACGCCCTCGGGCCCTGATCTCAACGCTTGCAGTGCCGACGGCGCTACCGGCGCCACGCAGTCCTCGCTGACGTTCGGCTATCGCTGGTGGGCGAACCGCGAGACCACGGTCACGACAACCGTCACCCTCGCCGGTGGTGCCGGCAGCTGTTCTCGAACCGACAGCGGCAGTGACTTCGGCGCAGCCTGCAAGATCACTGGCCTCGCCAAGTGCACCTCGTACACTGCCACCTACTCCTTCACCGCGAGCGACGGAAGCTCGTGCTCGGCCCCGGCCAAATCCGGCTTCACGAAGTGCTAACGACCTAAAGGAGCTGCGAGACCAGCATGGCGGCTTGCGCCGGCAACCGTGCTGGTCTCTCGGCTGGGTTGAAGCAATTGACGAACGAAAGGAACTCCGGCCCTCATGCACTCACGTCTCAGCCTTGCGCTCGCCTCTTTCCTCGTCGGACTCGTCGTCGGAATCTTCTCGATCTGGTCGTGGCATGAGCAGGCAGACAAGCGCCTCGTCGAGAAGCTTGCAGTGAAAGTCGAGCAAGCTCAAGCTCGTTGTGATGATGCTGTGATTGGGATCTCGTCTGCACTGCTTGAGTGCAGAGGCGGCTTTGCGCCCGCAGCGACGACTGAGTGTGCTGCGAGCGCGAGCGATTAGTCTTTGTCGTCCGGTGGCTTCGTCAGGCCTCGAGCTGCGAGCTGACCGTTGAGGTAGGAAAGCTGGTTCGACAGCTTCTCGAGCCGCTTGAGCAAGTCGCCGACGGCCGCTTGGACCCTCAGCTCCTCCTCCTTCTTCTCAAGGGCGATCATTGAGAAGCGTCGGTCGTTCTCGTCTGCACGCTTGGCGGCGGATCTTTCTGCATCGGCGAAGCGAGTCTCGATTGCTACGAACTTCGCGTCTAGCTCGCGCAGCCACGAGGCGATGAGCAGACGGGCGAGAATGGCATTCAAGCCAGACGCCGTAAGCCCACCGCCGATTACAGCTCCTACTGCCTCGGGGATAGTCATCGCGCTGCCTCCTCGATCTGGGGAATGAAGTCCAGCACGACAAGTCGAAAGCGCTGGACGCCAGTTAGTAAGCTCATGAGCTCAGCGAAGCCGGCCTTGCTGTCAGCAATGCCAGGCAGCGCGCCGAAGATGCGACCGAATTCTTTGAAGCTTTCCCCGACGCCGATGCAGCCATCGAGGTCGGAGGCGTAGTTTGCTTTGTGCAACAGGATCCGATCGTGTCCTGGCACTTGCACCTCGAACGTCTCATATCCGCCAGCGTGGTAGAAGTCTCGCAGCGCGTCATACTCACCAGGCGGAATCTTCACCCCGGAAGTGTAGTCGTGCTCGAGGGTCACAGCGAACGGCTGAGCGTTGAAGATCAGCACGCCGTAGACGCCGGAGGCAGTTGCAGCAACTCGAACAAGTACGAGCTTCAGCATCTCACCACTCCTTCTGCGGAACAGGCACGAGGGCAATGCGCCGCTCACGCAGCAGCACTTCCGCCTCGTCCACGAGGAACCACGCGAAGCCGAGGAAGGCGTGAAGCCAGTTCCGGCCCTCGGTCGTGGGCTCAGCAGCATCTTCTAGAATCTCAAGACCGAGCTTGGTCTTCGGCATGTTCACAGCTAGTCGCTGCTCGCCATCGGCGTGGCCGACAGCAGCGAGGTCGATGCCGAGCATAAAGCTCCAAGCATAGACGCCATGCAGCAGGGCGCTGAAGGGTCGCGGCACGTCTCGACGAATCGGTGAGAAGTGCACGGCTGCGCCGTCGTTGTTGAACAAGACGCCATCGTGCTGCTCGAGGTCGATTCCGAGAACGTGGAGTCGCTGGTGAGCAATCTCATGAACGATGCCCTCAGCACAGCCTGTCGGATCGTTGACAGTCACAGAGATCGTTAGATTGCCATTCTCGTCTGTCGGTTGTTGATGACCGCTGCTGCAGCCGCGACCTTCACCCGCAGTCGTCGAGACGTGCGGGATGAAGGAGTCAATGAGCGCAGTCAGTGGCGGTGCGAGCTTCCAGCGCTTCAGCGCAACTGCTGCCTGCCAGACTCGGGCATCGTCGAACTCGGCGAGCTTCATCTCCGGCAGCATCAGCGGTCCAGCTGCGAGCTTGGTCCAGATGAACGCCAAGCCCTCAACCGGCGAGACTCGAGGCCAGCGAAGTCGCGCAAGCCGCTTGAGCTCAAGCGTGTCGCTACCGTCAGCTTGCGGTGCCGCCAACTTCGCATAGCCACTCAGTGCCACGAGATCACTCCAGCCTCGGTCGTTCCGGACTTCACGAGCATCGAGGGCAGCGGCAGCCCTGACTTTGAGCAAAGCGTGCCGAGATCCTCGCCGGCGTACGTGTAGACGATTAGCTTCTTGATTCCACGCAAGCGAGTCAGCAGCGGAGCGAACTCGTCAGCGCGGATCTCGAGCAATCGGCCGGGCATCAGCAGTGCAGCGTCTGCGCCCCAAGCGTCGATGGGAAACGCTTCGAGCTTGCCGACGAGGAAGTCGACTGCTGGATGGCGTCGAGCTCCTCGCGCTGCTCGCTCCTTGTCGCTCTCGACCCCGATGCACTTGAGCAGCGAGTTGCGAATCCACAGCTTCGAGAGCAGCGTTCCGTCTCCACAGCCGAGGTCGATGACTGTTCCATTGGTCTGGCCGCAAGCACTGAGAACGGTCGCGTGCGCAGCGGCCATTGCGTTGTAGGAGCTGAAGCCGTTGTCGGCATACGGCGTCGGCTCGATCTTCGGAACAGTCAGCTCGGCACTCGGCTGCCAAGAGAATCTCACCTCGCCGGGAGTGTAGTCGGTCGAGAATTCAAACTGGAAGCCGCGAGCTCGCACGTAGGCGAGGCCATGGTAGGCGCTGTACAGGGCAGGCAGTGAGAGAAGCTCGACGGCCGCTGCTGCTCCTGAGCCGAGACCAAGCTGGACGGCAACGCCGATCATCGCTTCAGCAATTGCTGCGCTCGCTGTGCAGGAGTAGGAGCAAGGAAGATGCGGAACGAGTCGGACGCCGAGCTGGCGAAGAAGAACATTCGTTCCAGGGTTGCCTCCGACCACGGTTGCGCCGTGTGCTTGCGCTCGCGCGCTATCACGCACGCCTGCAATCTGCCAAGTGTCACGGAAGAAGGCGCGGCAGCACGAGGGAAAGCCGAGCAGCTCACCGATGGCCTCGTCGTCGTTACGATCCCAAGCTTCTGTCCAACTCCGGCTGAAGCGAGTAAGCGCAACTCGCACGCCTAACGAGCCAGCCGTTGGCGTAGCATTTGAGTATGCTGCGCCTAGCGGTTGTTCAGTGAGAACGACAAGCTCGAGTCTGTTGTCCACGGCCCAGCGACTGAGAGACGGCAGCTCGCAGTATGGAACAGCGAGAAGACAGCTGTCTCGCTGGCGAAGCCGAACGCTCTCGCGCTCGAGCACCGGCCACGTTGCAGAAGCATCCGCGATCTTCCCACGGAGCGAGTCTGCATCCGCTGCCGAAGCCCAGATCGGACCGCGAACATACTCACGCATGCTGAACCTCCTCCTTCTTCTCGACCGTCTGCAGCAGCCAGTTGATTGTGTCGTGGATGATTCCCTGGACTTCAGGCCGCCAGGAGGTCGTCTGCAAGTAGCGGAAGATTAGCACGAGCTCGGCTTCAGTAATCTCGATCGTCGTCGGCCCTGGCAGAAGCCGAGGCATTCGAAGACCGTACGGCAGCGCCCGATCGTCTGGAACTGAAGCAGCGTCAAGCTTCTCGAGCAGCCGGGTCAAGTCAGCGAGCAAGAGAACATCCTGCTCGCGTGGCGCTGCCATCATCAGCGCGCCGTAGATGTATTGGAATCGGATGGGATCGGGATCGTCGGTGAAGCGAAGAACAGCAGTTGTCATGCGAACCTCTGAGCAACGATGAAGCTGTTGGCACGGAAGATTGTGTTGACAGCGACGGCAGCGTTCTGCGCCATCTGAATCTGAATTGCTCCGGCCGTGGTGCTGTTGATAACGAAGCCTTGCATGATGAGAGTGGTCTCGACGTTCAGACCGGTCAGCGCAAGCCCTGTGCCGTAGGCCGTGCCTGCGGAGCCAGTGCCTTCTCCGATGATGCCGAGCTGTCCGGTAGCGCCGGCAGGAGCAGTCGCTGTCACCTTGAACGTCGCTCCCGCGCCGCTGATGGCTTTGATGTATGCCGCCCACGCCCATTGCTCACTGGCAGCAATAGGGAATGTGAGACCAGGCGCATCTCCGAGCGTTGTGTTGTTGTTCTTCGTCAGCGCGGAAGTCTGCTTACCGACGACAGGGTAGATCGGCAGCAGCGAGTCGTTGATGAGAACGTTCACGAGAGACTTGAGAAAGTTGAGATTGTCTCGGACGTGCGTGTTCATCAAGTCCGCTGTGACGGTCTCGCCCGGGTTCCACGTTCGCGGAGTCGTCCACGCCATTTACTTCCTCCCTCCGAAGTCGGTATGATCGCCATGAGCATCGCCGTGCTCGACAGCTGAAGAAGAGTTGAAGCCGCTGCCTCGAGAAGCGAGAGCGGAAGCACGACGGATGGAGACCTGACGTCCTGCCTCCCATTCCCAAAGGGCAGCGGCTTCGATCTGTTTGCGGTGCGGAGCGAGGCTGAGAGGCAGCTCGCGAGTTGCCAGAAGCGCTGCTTCGAGATGCTCGAAGAGGCGGAACCAGATGCCACAGTTCGCACTCCTGTTCCGCGGATCGCCGAGCATGGCTTCGCCAGGGCACTGGCCTTTGCACATTAGAAAGAATCGACAGTCAGCACAGCCGCCGTCGGCAAAGGGAGTAGCGTACAGCGCGAGCTGGCGAGCGTAGCTCGGCGTCTCCGACTTCAACCACGAGACGTCTGTCTTGTACGTTCTCGCGCAGTTCAGCAACTCTCCTTGCGGACCGACGGCCTGAACGGCCGCCGTCGTCTGCGGATCGCAAGCGTTCCAGATGCACGTCGTGCTCTCGTCGTCACCACGCAGGAGTGCCAGCATCTCCTTGAAGATGTCGAAGTGGATGCCGAGCATCGGCTCAGCTCGATGCAGGGTCACGAGAGCCTCGAACGCCTCCTCCTCGCCGAGCGCAAGCTTTGCCGCCTCCGGCGAATCCACCTCGAGAAGATGCAGTCGAGCATTCTGCAAGCCGAGCTCGGCTAGCGTCTGAAGCCACGAGAGGAGCAGCTTGATCCTCGAGCGCGAAGCGTTCAAGGAGTGAAGGGTGAGGATTAGACTGCAAGGAATCTCGCGACGAAGCAACTCCTCAAGCGCAGCGCAACTCTTCGCCGTCGCGCTTCTCGTCGCTTCCAGCGTCTCGAGTCTTCGAGCGTCGTTGAGCTCGGCTGGTCCGTCGATGCTGACTCCGACGTGCGTCTTGTACTTCTCGAACATCTCGAAGTGTGCCTCAGTGATTAACGAGGCGTTCGTCTGAACTCCGGAGGAGCCGCTAAGCTTGAAGCTGCTCTCAAGAAACTTCTCGAGATCAGCAAGAGGAGTAAGGAGTGGCTCGCCTCCGAACACCGTGAAGCCCGAGCTTCCGCCGATCTTCTCGAGGCTCGCGAGCATCTTGTCCATGGAGTAGGGTGGCGCTGCAACTTCTCGCACTGTCTCCTGGTAGCAGTACGTACAGCGAAGGTTGCAGCGAACTCCGACCGGCATTGCTTCGACTGTCATAGCCCGAGTCCTGTCGGAGGAGTCGGCGGCGTGACGGCAGGGTTTATCAAGATCGTGTAGGATCCCTGTCCGGTTGCGCCGAGCGAGTCGGTTGCGAGAACTCGAAACGTCTTCGTCTGCGCAAGCGTAGGCGTGCCAGTGATCGTGCCGTCGATATTCACCACGAGCCCTTGCGGTGGCCGGTCTGGACTGACGAGAGCGAAGGAGCTAAAGACTCCGCTTCCGCCCATGGCGCTGACTCTCGAGGAGTATGGAACGCTGACTTGGCCAGTCGGCAACGTGGCCGGCAGCATCGTGACGGGATGAGGCAGCGCGGCGGTAGGGTAGATTTCAATCACAAGAGTCCTCGTGCCGATTGCTCCGGCGGAATCTGTCACGGAGAAACTGATCGTCTGCCGCTGGACGCTTGTCGGCACGCCGTAGATCACGCCGGTCGTTTCGTCGAGTGAGAGACCGATCGGAAGTCGAGCTCCACCGTTGAAACCGTACTTGACGTAGTTTCCCGTTCCGCCGGAGGCGCTGATCTGCGCAGCGTAGCTGACGTTGACTGCTCCAGCCGGCAGCGAAGCAGGGATGACCGTTATCGGCTGGACTTGCAGCAGCAGTGCGTCGATCTGAGCTTGCATGGAGTCCAGTACAGCTTGCGTTCCGTTCAAGTCGCGAATGCGAGCTTGGACGAAGGCAATTACATCGTCTGTCGTGATTCGGCCCTTGGAGGCTAGGAGCAAAGCTTCCACTTGCCTCGCAAACGTCAGCAGCTCAGATGTGATATCGACTGCCATCGGTCTCTCCTCTTCTACGTCGGCTGGTCGCCGTGAGCGACGTCACCGTGGCCGGCATCAGTATGAGTATCGGTATGAGTATCGCTATGCGTGTCAACATGCGCGGCATCCGCATGAGCGTCAGCATGACCGGTGTCCGAGTGATCGGTGTGAGAGTCTTGATGCGCAGTGTCGGTATGCGTATCGCTGTGCGTGTCAACGTGCGCAACGTCGCCATGGCCGGAGTCAGTGTGAGAGTCAATATGACCGAACATCTCACTTGTGCCGGTCTGAATAATCCAATGGAGATAAGTCGTCTCGCCCCAGAGGCTCGCCGCGCTTGCAGCTGCGTCGCTGTGCATTGCAGTCGCTGCGCCGGGAACGATTCTCTCGACGCCAGTCGAGGAGATGTAGTGGAGATCGCTGCCCTCGATCCAGATGCTCCCAGCGAGCGCGCCACCGCCAGGCGAGCCGTTCGAGGTGCCAGCGAACGTCTTAGTCGTTCCTGCGGAATCCTTGTAGACAAGGTTCTGCCCGACGACTGCCATGTCTCCTGCATCCGTCCCCGTGTACGCTCCTTCAACCGGGATGACTAGTCTTCCTGCTCCGCTGAAAGTGTTCTTCGCCGTCAGCGTGTTTGCCGAGGCGAGCAGCCCGACTCCTGTTAGATTGAGTCCGCTGAGGTCGAGGAGGTAGGAGGAGCTGAGTCCGAGAATCTTCCCCGCGTCGTTCCGAGATGTCTTCAGCACGTTCAGATTGTCGCGAATCTGCTCGTTGAAGTCGTCGTGATCCGGAATCGGAATCGTCGACCAGTCAACAGGAGTATGCCAGCTCATTGCTTACGTTCCCCACTTGTCCGCGCCAGTCGGAATCACGAGCCGACCTGCACCAGAGTAAGTGTTCTTCGCCGTCAGAGTGTTCGCGCTCGCGGTCTTTACTACTCCCGTGAGATTTGCTCCGCTCAAGTCTGCAAGCGTTGAGCTTGAGAGTGCGCTGATCTTGCCAGTTGCGGTGTCGACCGGAACAGCGAGAATCGTCATGTTGTCTCGGATCTGCTGATTGAGATCAGTTGCAGTCACGAGCTGGTTCGGAGTCCACGTTGCTGGAGTTGTCCATGCCATACTTTTCTCCTTACGTACTCAGCCGAGTGTCTGTGCCAGTCGTGCTGACACCGAGCAGCCAGAAGCGATTCCAGAGCCCGTAGGCGAGCTTGGTTGTCTGATCGAGCTGGGATTGCGTAGCGCTGTCGAGAATCCAGTAGACATCCCGCGAAGCGGGAGCGAGCGTCCAAGTGCAGTGCATAACGTACTCTTCATCAACGGTGATCTGAACTCGGTTGATGAAGAAGTCCGCACTGACTCCCGTTACCTCGTCTTGGATTGTGATTCGGTCGCTGATTTCTCGAACGATTGCTTGCTCTGTGAAGGTTGCGTCTCCACAGATGAAGCCGCATTGCTCGGGGATTGTGTCCTCGGTCTTGTTCGTGTTGAGCAAGTAGTACGCGGCTTGCCGAGCGATCTCTGTCTGCGCTTGGTACGGCATCTCGAACGGCAGCGACTGATCGCCAACATCTGCTTGGCTCGTTGCGTCTGCTGCTTCGAAGATAACCTCGCCATTGTCATAGATTCCGATTCCTCGCAGCTGGTTGAGGTTGAGATAGCCGTCTTGAGGACCGTTGTTCGTAACGACAATGTCTGCCGCGTTGCCGTAGGCGACTGTTCCGGTGAAGCTGAGCTGAGAAGTGATGTTCGTTCCGCTGCCGTCCTGTGCGGTGTTGAAAAGATAATCGGTCGTGGCGGTCGGAGGAATCTGAACGCTCGAGGCTTGAGCGCCGATGCGCTGGGAGTCTTGACTGTTGTCCTTGTACAGCGCTTTGATTGTGTAGCTCGTTCCTCGGGGAATGAACGGCTTGTCTTGCTGTGTGTAGATGACCGTCAACGAGGCGTCTTGCCGCCGCGGGTGCATCTTCACAAGGACTCGGTTGAAGATGTTGTCTCGCGAGCGCTTAGGATCGAGCGCGTTGACTGAGGTGAAAGTCGCAACGGAAGTCAGATTCGTTCCGCGAGCTCGCCGATCCTCGAAGACCACGAGTCCGTCGTTGACGCTGTCTCCCTTCGGATAGAAGAAGCCGAGCTCGGAGTTGCAGATTTTCTGAATCTCACCGAGCGCTGCGAGTCCTTCGTCTCGAGCCGTGTCGAAGGCGAAAGGATACGTCTCCATGCCGAAGCCAATCTGCCGAGTGATCGGTTGCTTCACCATGGAGTTTAGAAGTGTCGTGATAAGCTCGTCGCTGCGCTTGTTCGTCTGGACGTCGAGACCTTTCACCGTTGCGCGCGCCGCCTCGTCCATCCAGTCGACGGCTTGGAAGATTGTCCTCTGCTCGCCATACAGTCCCGGAATCGGAGCAATCTCGCTAATCCTCCCGTTCCACTTGTAGTAGGTTGGAACGAGAGGATCATAGGCGAACCAAGCTCGAACAGGCGTGCCGAGCTTGAAGCCGCTGCGAGCATTCGCATGGCCGGGAGAATAGAGTCCGACTTTCTTCTGACTGTTGTTCGCGGAGTTGTTCAGCGCGCCATGAAGCGTGCCAGTATCAGCAACTCGATCACTTGGACTCTTTCCCGAGATGCCGTAGTCGAAGTCAATCGGCCGGATGAGATCATCATCCACGCTCGTCCACACGCCTGGCGAGAACTGCATCTCGACGTGGAGAGTGAACTCACTCACTTCTTCACCGCCTGAGTCTTGATCTGCGCATCTCGGAAAGCTCGCTGCAGCATTGCTGGCAGGACTGTCCGCATGTCTTGCCGCAGTGAGCGCAGCTCGTTGAGCGTTGCATGTCCGCCGTCTCCCGCGCTCGAGGCAGCAGACGCGCCGCCGCCTGAGAACGAAGTCGATGCCGTCATCGGCAACGCCGCGGTCATCTGCCCTGCGGTCGAGGCTACGACTTCTCCCGTGAACGCTTGCAGCTGCGGCTTCGTAACAACTGCCTCGATACCATGGAGCACTGCGAGCATTCCGCTTCCGTAGTTCTGAAAGCCGTCGCTGCCGCCAGCGTAGCCAGGCGTCCCGGGCGGCGGACCGTAGGCAAGGCTGTCAGGTCCTGCAGGAATCCCGGCCGGAACGTTTGGATCAGGAATCGCGTTGATTGCTGTTGCTGCTTTCTTGGCCGCGGCCGGAATCTCTGCTCCGAGCACTTCAGCAATGCTGCGCAGCAGCTCGACCATCTGCTCCATCGGATCAGTCGGGAAGGCGACGCCAGCAGCAGTAGCTTGGTCAATGAGCGCTTGAGTATTTGCGTCGATGGCGAAGCCATACTTCTTGCTGGCGTCAATGATCTGCCCGAGCTGCGGAGCAAGCGCCTGGTACAGAGCGGTGCCGTTCACTCCTGCTTCGCTCAGTGCATTCGCTGTTCCGCTGATCGCACTCTCGAGACCAGTGAACGTCCCTAGCGTCACGAAGCCAAGCTTGTCCATTGCTCCGAACTGCTGACTCATGCCGTCGAGGACTTCGAGGAAACCTTTCACCGAAGGATCGGTCTGGTTGTTGATGACGTTCGCGAGCTGAACGAACGGCGCGAGCAGTGCAGCAGCTGCCGTGTTCCCTTCAGCCGAAAGCTTGTTGTAGAAGTCGACGATCTTGTCTCCCTGATCCTCGAGTGCTTGGACCAGGCCCTTCTCCGCAATCTCCGCTTGGAAGCCACCGACGAAGAACTCGGCAGCTGCCGAGCCCATCTCGCCGAGAGGAACGTCCTTGGCAATGTTGGTGATTCCTTCGAGAATTTTGTCTGCGCCAGCCTCGAGCTCGCTGATTGCCTGCTGAGCGTACTCCTTCATGTTCGCCGTAAGCTCGCCGGTTGCGATTGCTTGCTGGAACAGTTGAGCCGTTAGCTTCTTCGATGCAGCCGTGCCCTCGTCTGCGAGCTGACCGAAGAGCTTGTCGATCTCCGCCAGTCCTTCTTTCGCTGGCGCTGTGCCATCGGCGACTGCCGTCATGAGCTCGCCAATCTTGTCTGCGAACTCGCTGGCGCCTTTGCCACTGTCCTCGATGATCTTGTCGAGGTTCAGGAGCTCGGCAACGCTTCGAGAAACCTTCGCGCTCGACTCCGTCGACTCGATTGCTTTGGCCGTGGCCTCAGTGATGTCGACTCCCCACTCCTTGCCAACTTCGCTCATCACCTTCTTATACTCCGGCTTGTGGAAGAGCGACTTCACTGCCGAGAAGACTTTCGTCGCTCCGGAGATCACGGCTGTGATCTTCTGAGTAATGTCTCCCTTCATAAAGTTGCCGGCATCGGTTAGAAGTCCTGCGCCGAGCTTCGAGACTCCTCCAAGCGCCTTGCCGATCTTCCCACCGAGGGCGTCGAACATTCCGCCGAGACCATCGAGCAGCCCGCCCATCTCTCCCATCTTCCGAAGCTCCTCGTTGAGCTTCGCCTGTTGCTCCTTCACTCCTTCCGTTGCAGTCGCAACAGCGATGAGATTCTGTCCTCGTTCCGTCAACTGACCGTCGACCGTGTTCTCCAGCGTGATCTGTGCAACTTGAGCCGCGAGCTGCATCTTGAGATTCGCCAGAGTGCGATCGAGGCTAGGCTGCAAGCTGTTCAGCGCATCGTTCCAGCCGATGAGAGACTGAAGGTATTGCTGCTGATACCGAACTGCTTCCTCAACGGCGTTCTGAGATGCCACGACCGCGTGCATCGACTGAGCCCAGAGCGTTGTCTCCGTTCTCAACTTCGCAATCGTAGCAGCGAGCATTGGGTACTTGGCGAGTTGTTCGGAAAGCTTAACGTTAAACTCGTCGGCTTTCTGGTCGATGTCGCTCTGAGCTTTCTGATACTGCGTCATGCCAGCTTGCGTGACGCCGAGCCACATCTTATTCAGCTCGACGCCAAGCTTCTGAGCGGCAGCGTTTGCTTGCTCCTGGTCTTTCGTCAACTTCTGCCAGGAGTCGCCGAGCGCTTTGCCATGGCCGGCAGCGACAGCCGCTGCTGTTCCCGCGTGTTCGATGCCGTGCTGCAGCTTGCCTGCTCCGTCGAAGACGGCATCCACAACCTTGAGCGCTTTGCCCCAGCCCTGAAGGTGTGCCGCAACGGTCTTCCTCGTCTCCTCAGTCGTCTTCGCAAGCGACTTGGTATACTCATTCCACGCTGACTTGACTCCGTCAATCGAGCCGTGCTCCAAGGAAGCGAGCGCTTTGCCGAGGAAGAGAATACTCGCTACGAGCATCTTCGCTCCGCCAACTGCGGAGTCGAAGACGACGTTGAGATAGCCGAAGTAGAGCAGCGCGCCGCCAATGACTGCAACGAGCACGCGGAAAGCGCCGACCGCGTAGTAGAGACCGACCTCGACGAGTTTGCGAATCTCCTCCTTGTGCCTGTTGACCCACGCTGTTGCTTGGACAATGGCATCGGTAACGGTGTTGATTACGAGATGCAAGGCTTCGCTGTTGGCAATTGCTCCGCCGATGTTGTGCTCCATCGACTCGAGGGCGATGCTGACTCCCTTAAACTTGATCGCCAGCTCGGCGCCAGCCTTGATGTCTTCCTCGCTCATGACTGCCCCGAGCTCATGCGCGCGTTTCTTCAGCTCAGCGAGATGCTCTGCCATCGGCAGTATCTCGCGGAAGCCTCGGCCAAGCAGCGCAGCTGCGTCTGCCGCTCTCCGCGCGGGATTCTCGATGCCTGAGAGATGCTCGAGAACGTCGGAGAGTGCTTTGTCCGGAGATTCGTTCCGAAGCTTCTCGAAGCTCAAGCCGAGGTCGCTGACAGCTTCGATTGTCTTCGACGATCCTTCGCCGAGACTCTTCTCGAGCTTCGCGCTGGCGCCTGTAAGCGCGTCAACGCTAACGCCAGAGAGTCGAGCCGCAATCGCCATTTCTTGGTAGGCGTCGGTCGACATCTGCGCTTTGGCAGCAGCGACTTCTGTCTCATGCGCGAACTCAGCAGTCTTCTCCGTCAGCTCGCCGAGGGCAACGAACGTTCCGACAACTGCAGTCGTGACGACGAGCAAGCCTGCGGCAACAGCACCAGCCCCGCCTGCTGCCAGCGTGCCGAGGGAGAGATTGAAGTGTTCGAATTTCCCTTCTGCATGTTCAATCCCGTGCTCGAACTTCTCGAAGGCCTCGTGGAACTTCTCTCGAACCTCGAGGCTTGCACCGATTACGCCTAGATCAAGACTCATCGGTCATTTGCTCCCGGTGACGAATGCGAAGGCAGCTTTCGCCGCTGCCTTCAACTGCTGCCACGTCTTGCGAGGCGGTTCGTAATCTCCGAACCGGAGAAGTACGTCGCTTACACTTACCGGCGAGGCACCTTTAGCTCGGTTGACGTTGACAATTGCGCTAGTAATCTGTGCTGCTCGCATGTCTGCTCGCTCCTCATCGAACGGCTCGACTTCTGCGAATGCCATCCATTCTACTAGCTGCTCCCACGTGATCTGCGAGAGCATATGGTCGACGTTTACGTGCCCGAGCTTTGCTGCAAGCCGATAGGCGAAGCGACGTACCTCGCCCCGCCCTAGTCGTTTTTTGCTTCGGCCTTTGCGTCTTTCTTGTTGAGACCGTTGAGCTCGAGGGCGGCGTCCTGGATTCTGTTGATCGCCTTCAGGCTCTTCTTCCTCAGCGCGTCCACGTCTGCCTCGCTGAAGAGCGGCTTGCCGTCGTCGCCGATGATGCAGATCACGAGCAGTCGAATCGCCGCCTTGCTCTTGTCGGTCTTCGAGCGCTCGTGGAAGTCGATTGCTTCTTCCGCACTGAGCGAGCGAATCGTTACGGAGCCGTTCCACTCCGGCACGTCGACTTCAACGGTCTTGACGTCAACGACGTCCAGGATCTCTTTCGCCGAAAGCTTGCGCTTGCGGACTGCGTTGAAGGTTTCCTGAGAAACAACGTTGTCCTTGACCGCTTCGTCTTTCTCGTTCTCCATCTTGTCCTCTTCTTTCTAAGCGGCTCGGATGAGGTCTCGCGGCTCACCCGAGCCAAGGTTTACGGCTGTGCGAACGACTAACCCCAGATATGCCCGCCGGTCGGCTTGATCGTGATATCCGCCGTGAGCTTGTCGTCCACCGGCGCGCTCGGCTTGATGCCGACGACGTAGCCGGAGAAGATCAAGTACGAGCTGTCGGGGTAGGTGATCTTGTAGATGTCGCGACTCCCGTCCTTCCACTTCTTCTGAAGACCGGTCGTCTCGTCGTGCGTCGTGTCGTTCGGGTTGAAGTTGATCTTGAACGTCACTTCTCCCTTACGCCTGATGCCGACGATGATCCGGTCGTCCGACTCGTTGTGCGTGGTCGTCTCGATCGCCTTCCGCGTCATCTCGGGCGGATTCAGATCGAGCAACTCGCTGATGTTTACGAAAGCCAGCGAACTCCCCGACGGACTGGCATCCGGCCAGTACGGGTCGGGAGAGACGGCGATGATCGTCCCCTGTGCCGACATTCCATAGGTCATGTTTTCTCTTCCTCCTAGCTCAGAAGCTAACGTCTCTGTTCTTCACTGCGGTAAAAGCGTTGAATGCCGCCTTCACCATTGTCCGTGCGGCTGCGTACGTCCCGGCTCGCACGATGATCTGAACCGACGGCTTCTCGTAGGAAACAGTCGTCGGCTCGTTCTGCGTCAAGCCGGGCGCAGCTCCCGGCGTCTCGATGATGAGAAGGAAAGGGCCTGCTCCATCCGGGATCCTTGCTTGCGATCCACCGAAGATATTGCTATTCGCTACTCCAACGCCGGCGGCAACGAGGACCGAGGCGAGCTCCTCGATTACCGTCTCGCTTGGCTTCTTGTCGAGGAGGAAGTTGTACGCCAGCATCGCTCGACCGGTTGAGTCTGCCTTCAGATCGACGAGTCCGCCGAGCGGTGCGATTCGGAGATAGCGAGTCGTTGGCATCAGCGCACCTTCATCTCTTTCGCTATGTCTTCCATCATCGAGCCGCCGGTCTCAGCGAGCCAGGCTTTCTGGAGGAACTTCTGGCCAGTTCCTGGAGGATTGAAGACGATTGTCTTCCCCTCCCAGCTCGGCGGATCGTGTTTGGAAGGGTTCTCGTGGACAGCGATGGCGTGTTCTGCGGTGAAGACAACTGTGACCGACCGGCCTTCTTTCGAGACGATCAGCTCGGCGCTTCCCCTGAGAATTCCGTCTCGCTCCGGAGCGTTCTCGACAGCCGTCTCCTTGACCCTCTTGCCGACTCGCAGAAGTCCCGCTCGAGCGCGCTTGCTGAAGTCGCCTCCCAGCTTCCGAACGTTCGCGCGTACTCGCGCGGAATCAAGCTTCGACGGCATCTTCCACCTTGATAGGTTGAAGAACAGAGGAGACTTCTTCGGCGAAGCGTGCGCCGATCTTCTCCCAGCGGAAGCGAGGCTCGCCGATCAGAGACAAGCCTTTCCTTCTGAGCTCCGTCCGAAGATCCTGCTCGCGGTACAGCCGGTCGAAAGCAGCGATCATCTCTTCCTTGTCCGGGATTCCGCCGACTGCGTTGATGTTGTTCGGAGTGCAGGAGACGGTCGGACAGCTGATCTGAAGCGACGCTTCTCTCGGCCACTCGCCCGTCGCCGACCACGCCGGCAGGATCTGCGGAATACCGCAGGCCATGGCTTCCATGTGGCAAAGCCCCCAACCTTCGTAAGCTGTCGAGAACATCCCGTCGAAGGAGGAGTAGACGTTTCGCATTGCAGCATCCGAAGGCCCGCAGCCCGTGCGAGGTTCTCCGACGATCATCCTCGCGCTGATGCCCAAGTATTCGCCGAGCTGTTTGATATCGAAGCCGGAGTCGCCGGTCGGAGCGACGTGCAAGTACAGATAGGCGTTCTTGACGTCCTTGCTCTTAACCCACTCGGCGAAGTACATCATGGCGAGGTCGATCCGCTTACGCGGCTGGTTGCGACCGACAACGCCGAGGATGAAAGCAGAGTCTCGCATGAACGACGGCAGGCCTTGCCGAGCTTCACTCCGAGGAACAGGGTGGAAGACGTTAATATCCACGCCGAGCGGAATGACTGAGCTCGCTCCGAGAAACCCTCCGAGCCTCGCCTCTCGCTCGCCGAACTCAGTCCAGAAGATCACCTTCTTACATCCGTTCATCTCGTTGCCGCGGCAATTCTTCCCGTCGACCGCGACGCTCGCGACCATCGGCGTACCTTTGCAGGCATCGAGGTAGACTGCAATGTTCCACGGATCATTCGTCACGCAGACGACGTCCGGGCGGATTTGCTTGATGAGTCCCGGGAGTCGGCGAAGCCCGAAGCCGTCTCCGCCGCCCAAGGCGTAGGGAGGGTAGATCGGGTACGGAAAGCCATGCGGATCGCCGAAGTAGTTGATCGCGAGCATATGCACTTCATGCCCTGCTCGCAGCAGGCCGTCTGCATATGCGTGATTCATCCGAGCGAAGCCGGTCTGCACCGCGCCGTCGCCCACCAGTAGTACTCTCATGCTTGCCTCACTTTTAGAGATGGGACGACGCCAATGCGAAACCCCTGAGCGCGCGCGTCTTCGCACCAACCGACGAGGCATCCCTCGTTGCGAATTCTCGCGCTCCTCGCTACGTGTCCCCGCATAGCAAGACAGGAGCCGACGCTGCTAACTTCAAACACGTCTGATTCGAGTACTCCAGGGAAGAACGGGGAGAAGGGCGCGAACCTCCGACCGTCAAGTCCTCGGAAACCCCAGATGTCGTAGAAACATTCTCCTGCCATGACGAGAGGAGCGAAGACGTCGAAGCCAGCTGGCCGCTCGTCTGCGAGCAGCGCGAGCTGCATCAGTGTCTCCGGCTCCCAGAACAAATCGCTCTCGACGTAGACAAGAAGGTCGTCTTGATCTGTGATGCTGCGAAAGATCGCATTTCCGACGAGTGAGAGCGCGGCCATTCTCTCCGGCGACTCCGTCGAGCCGAACTCCGGGCCACCATGGTTGCACTTCACCAGCTCGAGGGAAAGATCGCGACTTCGCGCTTCAGCTAAGAGCATCTCGTCCGTTCCGTCAACGGAGTCGCCCTCCACTGCAACGACGCGCAAGCGGCCGGGCCAGATGCTTCGCAGACGGTCAACTTGAGCGAGGTAAGAGGGCACACGACCGCGGCAATTCCTGTGCGCGGAGCCAACTACAAGGTTGACCGGCACTCTCGTTCCCTCGTCTCCGTGGTCATGCACTACGGAACCTCCGCAACGAGCAAGTCGCCGGCTGCATGATTCGTGTCTCGATAGGAGAATCTGTACTCGCTATTCACTTGCAGCACGAACTTCCGAATCTCCTCCGCCGCCAACCCGTGCCAATCCGGCGAGCCGAACATTCGAACATCGTCTATCAACAACGTATGATCTCGACGAGGTTGCTCTGCGAGCACTGCAAGCTCCTCGAGCAGCGGGTTTCTCTCAACGCTGTGCGCGTCGAGGTAGACAACAGCCTTGCTCCTGATCGTCGGAAGCACTGTCCGAAGAAACGTAGGCGAGTCGCAGCACGCGAGCACGACTCTGTTATTCCCTCGATACCGATTATAGGCAACAGCGAAGATCGCCGGGTCTTCCTCAACGCTGAAAACTTGCTCAAAGCCAGCGTCAAGAGCAATCTGAATCCCTCGCCCTACATTCGTCCCGGTCTCGATGAAGATGCTACGAGGGAAGTCCGCAAGCGTCTCGACTCGAAGCGAGGAGTACGGATGCTGAAGAACGTAAGGATTCGCGCTCACTGCGAAAGCTCCCGCTTCTTCGCAAAGCGCGCGGGCGATCCGATCCAAATCTCCCAAGGCGGAATGTCTCTCGTTGCTAAAGAGTTCGCCCCGAGCACTGCGCCCTCGTGAAGCGTGACGCCCGGGAGGACCACCGAGTTAGTCAGCACGCACGAATAGCGCTCGAGGCGAACGAAAGAAGTTTGTACTCGCTGCATTTCTACCGGCGCAGCTGCGCTCATGCTGAGGGCGTCGATTTGATTGCTCCCGCTGATAAGCTTGCCACCGGAGGCCACGCAGGAGAAGTCGTCGAGGAAAGTGCTGCCACCACCGATGCCGAGATGCGCAAAGCTCGCGATGTGGACGCCTCGGCCGATGTGCAAGCCGGTTCCTCCCTCGAGCTTGACGAAGGAGTCGATCCGAGCGCCCGAGAGCACGACGATCTTGTGCTCCTTCGTTCTCACGATTGGCTCGTAGAAAACAGCTGGCGGAAGATCATGCAGCAGCTCGTCGATCTCGAGTCCGTCCTTTAGAAAGCGGAGCATTCGACCGTACTGTTCTTCGCTCACGCTACCACCTCCTCGAGCACACGGAGCAGGCTGCGAACGACATACTGAACGTCCAGCAGCGTCATTCCGAGATGCAGCGGCAGCACGAGTCCGGTTTTCGCAAGCTCTTCTGCAACTGGCAGACTCTGCTCTCGCCGATAGATCGGCTGCGTGTGCAACGCGGGAAAGATCGGCCGAGTCTCGATGCCGTATGTCTCGAGCTCAGCAGCGACGCGCGGAGCGTCTTCGACACAGACCGGCATCACCCAGTCGACGCTTCCTGCGGGTCGAGCTTGCAGCCGAACGCTGCTCCCGAGCCGCGCTCTGTACACATCTGCAAGCTGACGCCTCCGGCGCAGCGCGTCGTGGATGAGCTCAATCTGCCCACAGCCCAGCGCCGCCTGGAGGTCGGTCATTCTGTAGTTGAAGCCGAGCGTCTCGTGGATGTAGCGCTGCGCGCCACTCGTCCCTTGTCCTCGGAGCAGCCGGACCTTCGCTGCAAGCTCGTCGGAGTTCGTGAGTACCGCTCCGCCTTCTCCGGTCGTGATGATCTTGTTTCCGTAGAAACTGAGAACGCTGATGTCTCCACCGATCGGCACGCCGTGTGACTCGCAAGCGTCTTCGAGAACCCAGACTCCCGGGATGAAAGGTCGTCCGCAAGGAACGCCGTAGAGATTGACCGTCACAATCCCGACTGCATCAAACTCCCTGACTGCTTCCTCCGCTTGCTCAAGATCGAGAGTCCAAGTGTGCGGGTTGACGTCTGCGAAGATCGGCACTGCACCGCAATACCGCACAGCGTTTGCCGTCGCAATGTAGGAGCAGGCCGGCACAACGACCCTGTCTGCCGGCTTCACTCCCAAGGCAAGGAGCGAAGTGTGAAGTGCGGCTGTTCCGCTAGAGACTGCAACAGCGTGCTGTGAGCTCGCGAGCGAGCGAAGGAAGCTTTCAAACTGCAGAACGTACTTCCCCATCGACAGGCTCTTAATCCTCAGCGCTTCCGTAACGTACTCAGCCTCACGGCCGAGAAACGTCGGCTCGGCTAGTCGAATCACTCCGCCTCGTGCTTCACGCAAAGTACACCACTTCGTGATGAGAACCGTTCTCGTCGGGCTCGAGGTTGACTGCGATCGGCTCCGGAGATGCAGGAGAAAACTGCGCCGGCAGCGAAAGCTCGTAGTCAATCGTGAGTCCGTAGACTCCGGCAACGTACATCGTCACGGCCGACTTCTTCTCCACGCCCGAGACTTGAACTTGCCTATGCTGATTCACGCAACGGCCGTAGATGACTTGTCCGCTACCATAGGCAGTTGGCGCGCCAAGAATGTCTCTCGAGAGAATCTGCCTTGCCGTCACGGCATGAGGGAACATGCCTTCGGTAAGCAAGTCGTCGACTATACTCCTCACAAAACCCTCAGCGAATGCGCTCCAGTCGTCGAGAGCAGCTCCCGCGCTCCCCGCTCTCGCAAACGATCCAGGGCTCGCATGTACGGCGAATCGCTTGCGTCGCTCCACTCGAGCTTGAGATCCCCGACTGCTTTGGCAACGGCACCGGCACCCGCTGCAACGATGCGATCTCCGCATTGCGCCGCCGCGAGCCACTTATTCGGCTCAGCCGCGACGACTGCGAGAATCTCCTCATCGCTGAAGCGCGCTCCCGTAATCGTCGTTCCGACTCCCGTACTCGTACCTCGGTCGCCGATCAGGAAGCGCACCCAGTCTTTGTCCGTTGATAGCGTTGGATCGTAGGTCATAGACATAAGTGCGCTCCCTTCTCAGTTTCCGCTTGTTGAACTTCTTAGCTCATGTGATAGATGCCGGACCGTCCCGCCTTCGTGGCGCGGACGAGCGGCACCTGGATGCACATCGCTTTGAAGTTGATGCGCATCCCGCCCTCGATGTCCCACTGGATCGTCTGCGGCGGCTCACCTTCCACGAGCGAGGTGACGTCCTCCGTCAGCTGAACCATCAGAACGTTGTCGGCCGTGAGCTGGTCGCACGTCTGGATGCTCACGATGCTGTCGACCTGCATGAGCCGCTGGCGAATGCTCAAGTCGCTGTTGGCCTTGAAGTCATTCTCCAGCTTGACGCCGATCGCCGTCGGCACGTAGATCGCGTACGGTCCGAAGAAGCGATCGCCGTGGAGCGCCGAGATCATCGTCAGCACGTCGTCCAGGATGTTGTTTCCCGTCTTCGCCGCGGCACTCCATGCGCCGTTCGTACCGAATGCTCCGGTGTTGCGAGACGGCTGCGTCGTGTAGCCGTAGATGGGAGCGCCGGCGAACGTCGGACCGCCGGTGAGCAACATGCTCTCGACCTTCTCCGCGACGACTCGGCCGGCGAGCCTCGCCTGCGTCATGTCCAGCGCTTCTCCCGGAGCGTTGCGCGAAGCGGCTAGCGTGCGCAAGTTCAGGAAGAAGTCCTTGTGCGTGATGACGAGCGGGATGCTGCCCTGATCCCACTCGATCCTCTCGTTGCCGCTCTTCGCCAGGCCGTCGAGCGACACCTGAGCCGCGCCCAGATCGCTCTGCTTGTCGTACTGGAGAACCGTTCGGCCGAGGCCGTTCGGTACGGGCTTCACGAGCCCGTGAGCGATCAGATCGGCGACGGCGCGGAGGCGAACGACCGTCTCCGCCACCACGACTTCGTCGAACTGAGTCCACTCGTACGGCCGGAGTGTGCCGAGCGCACGAAGCTCCGACGTCGAAAGATCACGTCCCTCGTCGAGCGCCTGGAGAAGTCGCTCGCCGGCCCAACGACCCGACGAACCTCCCCAGAAGTCCTGACCGCCTTCGGCTCGCGCGCTTCCGCCGACCGGCAGCGACGCTCGGCCGCGGCTTGCATTCCTGCTGCGTCCCATGTTCTTCTCTCCTCTCTGCCTTGAAGCCGGCGGTTAGACGAACTCGACGATGATGCGAGCGTCCGTGCCCGTACCGTTTGTGGAGATCGGCGAGTTGCCGTTGCCGTTGGTGTTGTTGACGGCTTCGACCGCTCGCGCGATCGGCTGGTTCGACGAAGCGGCGACGAGACGTCCGTAGCCGTCCGGCGTGAGATAGTCGCCCTTGGCGATGTTGGAGCCCGAGGGAATCACGCACATCGCGCGCTGCCCTGGAGCGAAGGCACCGACCTTCACCTGGTCGTTGACGGCGTAAGGCTGGTCGATGTCCTTGTTGAGCTCCTCCCTCTCGAGAGCGACCGTGCGGCCAACGATCTTGTTGGCCGTGTTGTTGAGCTTGTAGCCGCTACCGTCGTAGGCTACGAGGTAGCCGGGGTAGACGATCGCAGCCGTGAGATCCTCGTCGTGGATGATGGGGTCGCCGAGGACCGTGATGACTCGTCCGCTGGAACCGACTGACATTGTGCTTCTCCTTTCTCTACTGGATCGAGAACGCGATCCTCGTTCTTACGACGCCTTCTTACCGCGCGCCGCGAGCACTCGCTCACGGAGGTTCGGAGGAGCCGCGACGGCGTCCGTGCGAGCGGCGCCCGTCACGACACCGGCGGCCTGGAAGTCGACGGCGCGAGGAGCTGCCGCCTTTCCGGGCTTCGCCGTGAGAGCGACGAGCTTCTCGAGCTGAGCGACGTCCATGCCCTTGAGCTCGTCGGCGCTGTAGACCTTCTGGTCCTTCAGCGCGAGAATCGCGGCTTCACGCCGCGCGGCACTGCGAGCCTGACTCTCGCTCAGCGCCGTCTGCAGATCCGGGAAGAGCGACAGCACGCGCTCCCGCAGGATCTTGGGGTCCTCTTCCGGCTGCGGCTCCTCTTCCTTCGGCGGCTCTGCCGGCTGCTCCTCTTCGTCCGCGAGAGCCTTCAGTCTCGCATCCGAGAGGTGCTCGAGGGCCGGCACGTCTTCCTGGACGAAGCGAGCGGGCTTCTTCCCCAGGATCTTGGCGATCAACGTCTTTCGGCATTCCATGTTTGCCTCCTGTTTGGTTGCGAGTGTACGGTCGCCGCCACATCCGCAACCAGAGGCTGCAGCGGACATCTGAGTCGGTTCGGCTTCGCCGGCTTCGTCGGCAGCGGGAGTCTCGACCGCGGCTTCCGCTTCGGAGACGACAACGTACTTCTCCTGCTTCTCGACCTTCTGCACGTCGGTGCCGAGAGTGATTGTTCCGTCGGCAGCAGCGGTGTACGAGACGGAGTACAAGCAGCTCGGACCGTCGTAGGGACTTGGCCCTTCGCTGACTGCGTAGATCACGGTCGACGTGTCGGGGAAGATGTCGACCACGCCGACGAAAGCCGGAACGTTGGCGTAGAGCATCTCCCACAGCTCGTCTCGAAGCTCGTTCGCCGACTCGCCTTGGATCTCCGCGGCAGCCGCGAGCCTTGCAGCAAGCGCAGCGATCTTCTCCTTGAGCTTGAGCTTCAGCATCCCTTCTCCTTTTGCTTTCTGCTTCGCAGCGCGAGGGGCGCCGCAACCCATCTCGACGCTGCAAGCGCCGATTTCTCCCTCCCGCAGCATCGCAAGATGATCGGGAAGAACGTCGGTCCAGACTCCGCTGTACTCGAGTCCGCCGAAGGTTCCGGTCTTGGCTTCGGCCGTGACGAGAACACCGACGGAGACCTCGACGGTTTCGCCAGCCTGAAGCTTCGAGACAAGGCCTTCGGCCTTGGCCGCTGCGATCATCACAGGATCCAGCCATGCCTCGCACTTCAGCGCCGAGTCGTCGATGCGAGAAGCGAAGACGCTGCCGATCTGGTAGGATTGCAGAATCTCAGGAGTGTTTGCCGAGACCGGCTCGCCTTCAACGATTGGATGGCCGTAGACGACCGGACGACCGTTCCACGCTGAGAGCGACGCCTGAAGCTCGCGCGCGAGTACGAGCTCGGCATGCTCCGCGTTCGAGGCGAAGATCACACCCTCGCGCAGCGCTACGACCGGCACAACTAGGTGCTCGAGTCCGCGGAAGCTCGCAGTGCGAATCTGCGCGCCTTGCAGCAAAACCTTTAGCTGTCTTCGCATCTCTTCTTACTCCTGTGGCAGCGACTTCGTCGAGACAGTGTCGCGTTTCTCGCGAGCGGCTGCGAGCTCCTTCTTAACCGCGTGGCCAATTGCAACGAGACCCGCGGCAGTGCCGGCAAGAACGCTGAGCGGCACTGGCATCGCTCCGCCGTCATTCCACCCGATTGCCGCTGCGATCAGCCCAACAATCCCAGACTGATCCGGATGACCGAGTGCTGCGAAGATCGCGGCAATCATGTACGCTGCAAGCACGATGATTCGCTTGTAGCCGTTAACGAACGTCAAAGCATCTCGCAGCATTCTCGCCTCCTTTAGAAGACTGACGTCGAGACGGTCGGCTTGAAACCTGGAACTTTCTTAATCTCCTCACCCTTCTGATTAACTGCTTCCGGTTCGAGGTCGGAGATGAAGCTGTACGACTTGCCCTTGACTCCGCAGAATGCCACGTTGCTACCGCGGAAAACATTCTTCGGCTCGCCGTCGAGATGAAGCGTCTGCCAGGAGTCGAGAACGCTCGGTCCTGTCTTCGCAATTACGCTCGCTCCTCCGACTGGCACGTCACACGTCTGCGCGCAGTACTCATGATGCTCCGCGTTGCACGGGCAGCCGTCGGTGCTATTCCTCGGGCATCCTTTGTTAACGAAGCGAAGAGTTCTGCTCCACCATTGACACTGCAAGGCGCCGACCGCGAAGGCATTACCAAGCTTCGATGAGCCAACCTTGATAAGCGGGCCACAGCTCGAGGGCGCTGTTGCGGAGGGTCGTGCAGTCGGACTCGTAGAGGAAGAGGTTGCAGTAGCGGTCGCTGTCCTCGTCGGCCGCCGGGTGGGAGTTGGGCTCACCGAAGTTGCTGTTGCTGTCGCTGTTGCGGACGCCGTGCTGGTCGGCTTCGAGGTTCGGGTTGGGAATGGGCTCCTCGTTGAAGTCGCGCTCGGGCTCGGCGCCGGAGTAGGGCGCGCCGTCGGTCTCGGTCTCGCAGTCGGCGCAGCCGTAGGCACTGCCGTCGGCGTCAGTCCCCAGCATCGCGGCTCACAGCGAGCGCGGAAGCCGTCCATGTTCGGCGGACGAAGCTGACCGTTGGAGATGAGCAGAGCGTACTCTTCGTAGTAGGAGGTTTCGCCGCGAGGAACGATCTCGATAGTGTCGCAGTTGCAAGCATCGACGATCGCTTCCCAAGTGCCATACGCTGTCTGCGTGCGAATCTCCTCAGCAACGGCGAAGTCGAACTTCTGCCGGTAGGGCTCGAGCACGACGGTCTTCTCGTTGTTAAACCACTCGGGATGCTGAGCCTTTACAACGTCGAAGGCTGCAAGCACAACGTTCGAGTGCCACGGCTTCACGTCTGGCCAGCTCGCGGAGCACGTCTGCGGAATGTTCGGAGGACAGTCAGGCGGTACGAGTGTCGGCTGAGCCGTCGCCGTGTTCACTGGAGCAGGCGAAGGAGTCGGAGTCGGCTGTGCCGGCCCTTGCGGTCTCACGCAGGAGATCACGGTCACGACGATCAGCGCGAGAGTTGCTCGGAGCATCGCAGCATTCCTCGTCTTCATTGCCCACCTCCGGCTTCCGCCTCGGCGAGCGCCTGGCGACGTGCGGCATCCTCGATCACTTGTTCCAGAAGTGCCGAGTCCGCTTCGACTCCGTGGTTTGCGAGAACGAGCTTGATGTCGTTCCACAGTGGCATGCCGACCTCGATGACTCGCTGACCTATCTTCATCCACTCGATCAGCGTTGCTAGATTCCACATACGGTCCTCCTCTTTCTTCTCAAACTCGCGGCGGCGCAGCCGCTACCAGGTCTCTTTCTTTGCGAGTGCGGCTTTCAGCTTCTCGGTCGCAGGAGCTCCTGCCGGAAGGTCGGTGAGAACGCTCTGGACGATTCCGCCGATGTCTGCGAGCAGCCGCGCAACCTCGACGGTGTTGGGCGCAGCCCCGACCGGCACGTCGTGGACGAGAGAAGCAATCTTGCCATCGTACTCGAATGCTCTCGCGAGCTTGGCGCTGATGGCATGATGCAGCTCGACCGACACGCAGCTTGGCGGCTGCGGCGCCGTCTCCCTTCCGCAGACCAAGAGCATCTCCGTATCCTGCACCGCGCTCAGCGTCGCGTGTGCCGTGACAACCGAGACCGTCGCGAGATGCCGCTGGCTCGTGGCGCAAGCGCCTGAGAGTGTCAGCATCCAGGCGACACCGCAAGCCAGTCCGAACATTGCTCGACTCCAACTCTGCTGCTGCATAGGTCCTCTCCTTTAAGCTTCTGCGCCATCGCCTTCGGCACTCGAATCAGCGGCGCTGCCACCCGAGCCCGATTCTACGAACAAGTCCTCGTCACATCCGCAGTGCGGATGGACAGGAGGACCGTCGGTCACTTCGCCGTCTCCGCTGTACGGCTCGCCGAGCGCAGCGGTTGCTCCGTCGAGCTCAAGGCAGATATCGCAAGCGTCGCCGCCGGCGCGGAAGATTCGCATCGTCTGTTCCGGAAGCTCGCCTGCTGCCTCCATCTCCGACCACGCTGCTCGCTGGCCGTCGTGGATTGTTTGAGCGAGCGAGGTGTCGGCGATCATTTCTGCTCGATCGGAAAGCAGATCGTTGGAGTAGCGGTCAACTTGCTTGTCGATCCAGGCATCGCTGCCGCCGTCGGCCGGGATCCGCGCGCTGCGCGAGCCGAACTCGATGATGTCGCCTGGCTGCGCGTTCTCGAGCTTCTCGCGCAGATTGTCCAGAGCACCCACTTGCCGCTCGTTCAAGCCGAGAATGCTTTCGAGGTTGCTTGCGAGCCGGCTCGTCGACCAGTCTTTCTCTGCTGCTCGCTCGAGAAGCGCGCTGATCTCTGCTCGCTGCGCACGGTCGAGGTCGGTGATGAGATCAACCGCCTGCTTCGCAGCGTAGCTGATGCTTTTGTCGGAGACATCCGTCTGCCGTGCCATCCAGCGATACTTGCCAGCTCGAATCGCCTTCCGAGTCAAGTGATGCGCTTCCGCCATCGGCCGTTCGAGGTTTCTCATTCCCGTCCGGAGCAACGTGAGCGGACCGCTGAGAGCGATGAGAACGTCCGAGTGGCCGGTGACGAGTGCTCGCCGCAACGTTGCACGGTTGAGTCCGCGGCGCATGCTGCGAAGCGCGTGCTTGGCGTGATAGCGCATCTTACCACGGCTGCGAGTGCGAATGTTCTCCCGAACATCTCGAGCCGTCAGTGCTCTCGCTGTCCTCGGCGGCGCTGCCGAAGACGTGTCTGCGTGCGACTCGTCGCTCTCGGTGACAGGAGTTTGCGGATCGACTGTTGCGCCAGGAGCAGGAGTGATGATGCTGACCGGCTGCTCAGCATCCTCTTCCGCAAGCTGCTCCGGCGTCAGCGGATCGAGGCGGAGCACGCGGTCGCGAATCTCACTCGCTGTCACGACGACCCCGCCGCTCTGACTGTTCAGCTTGCTCCACTTATCTGCGACGTCTGCCTTCTCCAGCTCGTCGAGATGCTCGATCTCCGGCCAGCGGATGATGATGTCTTCCGGCTCGGCGAAGACATTGTGCTCGATCATCCGGTCGATGAACGGACGCAGAACCACGCCTTCGCCGAAGTCATGGCGTCGGTCGCCAATTCTGTCTTGCCAGTTCTCCCGATCCTGCGTGCTCGCAAGCTCGCCGCGCTCGCTGCCTACCAAGATGCGCTTAGGAATACCCGTTGCTCCGGAGATGACCGTGAGCAAGGAGTCCACGCTCTTGCTGAAGTCCGCAACGTCCGAGCCCATCTGCTGAGCTTTCATTCCTCTCGTGGAGAACATGCGCCGGTAGCCGTGCATGAACTCGTCCGCGGCTTCTTTCACCTTCGCAACTTCGGCCGCGTCCCACTCGAGATCCTTGTCCATGTCAAAGATGATGCCTTGATCCGCTCGCTTCCAGAAGGCTTCCGAGCCGCCGCCGAGGACTTTGTCCAAGTCGTCCAAGCGATTCCAGATGCGCTGCAAGCGAGGATTTCCGAAGACGCGGTCGTCAAGGCGATTGTCGGCAATGTGAAGAATGCGAGTCCAGTGGACCATGCGGCTCACGACGGTCGTGCTGTTCGGCGTTGCTCCAGCAAGCCGCTTCAGTTGATACTGAGTCGGCAAGCCGAAGCGCGGAGAAGCCGTGTCGATCTCGATTGCTTGGACGATCGTGGAGTCTTGGCCATACGGAGCAAGATATGCAATCTCCTCAGGACGGATGCTATCGGGAAGAGGCTCCTCGAGCATCCCTGGCGCGCCGATCAGCACGACTGAGAACTGACCGAGTCCTGCGAGAATGTCTGCTCGAGTGAAAACGCTCCAGAGATTCAGCCGCTTGGAGAAGTCGAGAAACTCCTGCTCGAACTCGGTCTCTACCGTGGGATCTTCGTCTTCGAGGATCTCGACGCCACCGCGCCAAGTAGCCTTGGGCTCGGCTTCGACGATTCTCGCTGCGATGTCTCCGCGGCGGTATCGGTCGATGAAGTCTTCAGGGAAAAGCTCGCGCTTGTAGCCGAGAGCAGCGTAGCTGTCTCGCTTTCCACTGAACGTGATGCCAGCACGGATTGCCAGCATCAGTCGCGAGACGAGTGCACTCGCATTGGTCCGGAATGCTCGAACGTTTGAGGGCTTCGTTGTCGAGGCCATTAGAATACCAACCCTCCCTTCTTCCTCGCCGGTGCTTCCAGCGGATCGAGGAAGGCTAGCATGAGAGCGTCCGCTTCGTCAGGGCTACGCCCTGTCTCGGAGCGAATCTCATCTTTGGATTGAATGAGAATCTGGCCTTTCGAGTTGACCTTATACTTCAGCGCCGCAAGCTGAGCAGCGAGGTCGTCGTCAAAAGGGTCGATGTCGATGTTTCCGGCGATGAAGCGCTCGCGAAGCTCCCAGTATCCTTCGGAGCGAAGGTTGAAGAAGCGAATCGGATCCTTCGGAGTGCGGCTGACGTTCACGCCGACTACGTTCGCCTTGAGCTCCTTGGCGCGGTCTACGATGCCGCGGCCAACTCCGATCTCGTCGATCTTCGCGCGGCTGGCATTCGTGGCAGTGATGCTCTGCAAGAACCTTCCGCATGTCTCCATCGTGTTCGGGATGCTGTCACGGTGGATGATGCGAGCAACCATACCACGGCGAAGGCATTGGATGTTCTTGTCTCCGCCGGCGCCTACGTCTCCACCGATCTCGATCGGAGTGGAAGGAGCAAGCTCGCGGTCTTGCGCAGCTCGAATGCTGACGAGAGGGATGAGACCGTCAATGCTGTTCTCAGGAAAGCGGCCGAGGATCTTCGAGACATACGTCGGGCTGTCTTCTCCCCACTTGCGTTTCTTCTCCTCGACCCAGACAGGCGAGATTAGTTGCTTGCTGAGGTATTCAGGAACAGGCTCGCCTGTGAAGTTCGGAGTGTCGAAGGCGCTGAGTGTGATGGCATTCCATCCGCTGCCAGGCTTGCAGTTCTCAGCAAACTCCGACTTCGGGTCGTCAGGGTTGCCGATCGCAAGAGCTCGGCTGTCCTCGTTGGCGATGAGAGAGTCTCCGGCGTCCCAGAGTGCCTTGGGAATACCGCAAGCCTCGTCAAGAAGCAGCAGCACTGCTGGCGCGTGGATTCCTTGGAAGGCCGTGGGATCGGTGTCTGCGGGCTTCTGGCCGAAGGCCACGAGCTCCTCTTTCCCTGCAGTCGGAAGGAACCATTCGGTCTGATTCATCCGGCCGGGAAGCTGGCAGCGCGTGTGCAGCTTGTTCAGCTCGCGCCAGAGTATTGCTCTGACTTGCTTTGCCGTAGGCGCAGACGTCACGGCGAAGGCTGTGCCAGGTCTGTGAGTGTCGATCCACCAGGCGATTGTTGCAGAAGCGATGAAGCTCTTGCCGACCTCATGGCACGTATATACAGTTGTACGCCTGTTCTCTTTGACGCTTTGAAGGATTCGTCGCTGCGCACTCCACAGGAAAAGTCCGCAGCGATCGCTTGCCCAGAAGAGCGGGTCGCGAGCGTAAGCTCGTCTCTTGTACTCAGCTTCGATCGCAACGAGCTCCTGCCCTGCTTGCGAGAGCATCGTCTGCCGAGTAATTCCGACCGTGAGCGCGGCCCTCGTGTCCTCGTCCACAGACGGCGAAGCATGAGTTGTCATCTCGGACAACTCGCTTAAGAGCGCCGTTAGCTCCTCACGTTCGGAAAGCAAAAGGCTCAATCCTCGCCTTGAACTAGAGACAGTGCTTTCTTGGTAAGAATGGCTTGCGCCACGGGTTCGGCAGCGGCTGCGCCTTCAGCAGTCAGCGTCTTGCTCTCGCCGTTCAGCGCGGACTTCACAGCTTCAATCCGCGCCATAAGCTGCTCCTCGCTCAGCTCGCTGAGATCCGGACCGCGTCCGATCTCCAGACGATCCGGCGGCTTGCCGTAGGCGTAGTGGAAGAGCATGAGCATGATCGGTGGCGGAAGCCGACCGCTTCGCGCTTGCTCGAGAAGCCGAGTACGAACTGCCGGGTCTCGAACGATCTGCAAGGCGAACAGTCGAGCCTCGTTCCTCTGAGCATTCGAGAGCCTTCCGCCGTCGATAACTTCGAAGCTCGCAGCTGCGGTGCTCATGCTGCCACCGATGGAGCGGCGCCGAGCCACGAGGTCTCGGGAAGCATCTCGCCGCGACAGAACTGAGACCACTTCTCGACGAGCACGCGCTCACGAGAGCTGAGCTCGACGACGCAGTTTCCATCCTGAATCTCCTTCAGTCGAGTGGCGCTGTAGCTCCGCAGGCCGAGAAGATTCCGGACGAAGAAGCTCAAGCTCCGCGTCGCGCGCTCGGCGCTCGTCGCTCGAAGCTCAGCTGCTGCGCTCTGTGGAGTGACCGTCATGATTCGATTTTACGATAGGATCCGGAGTTGGCAAGGGACGTGGAGCGGTGGATTTTTCAAACCAGCTGAGCAGCCGCCGGCCGAAACGGCCGCACTTTTACAGCTTACTCAGGAGTTTTAGGGAGAACGACGGCTTCGTCGAGGTAGATTGCGGGTTCGAGGAAGCGATAGGTTTGGAAGAACCAAGCTGCACTTGTGCAAGTAGGGTATTTGCTGCGAGTACGAAGAGCGGCTTCGCCGCGAGGAATGTGCCAGAAGTGAATCATGCCGCGAGGAGAGTAGAACAGTTTGCGATGGGTTACGCGCTTGATGACAACGAGGTCTCCGGTGCGAGCTCGGCCGCAGGAGCGGACTCGAACCCAGACGCTTCCGACTTCGGGATCGGCAGCAGCAGCGTTAGTCATTTTCCTCTGACGTTCTAGCGTGGAAGGCTTCGCTGATGCGGACGCGAGCGTGGAGGTGGGTGTAGCGGACGCCGAGGCGCTTTGCTGCAGCTGCGATGCCTTCAGCTCGGATCAGCTCGCAAGCGGAGCGAGAGAGAAACTCGTAGCGTTGGTTGTTAGGGCCTCCTCGGCCTCGGCGAGGGATTCCTGAGCTCGCCAGCGCC